GGATAAAGGATTGATACATCATAATCATTTCAATATCAGAAGATTCCGACATGGTTAGAACATCTGATAAATTGATGATGAACATATCTTCGGTTGTTGTCTTTAACCATGGTTCTAGTTTATATCCAACAATTCCACTTCTACTCTTTACTTCGTTAACAATGATTGGATTTGAAACTATTAACATGGTTCTATCTTCTTCTTCAGAGGCTGCTACCTTTGCAAAGATTTCTTCACCTGTTTTTAATTTTACTGTTGCATAAAAGTCTTCTTCAATTCCCATTTTTCTTAAGTTGTATTGTGACTATTTCATAATTGAATTTTTCTTCATTATAGATTTTAATTCTTTCTATAAAGTGATTTAGGGTATAATTTTTTCTTGAGTTGTGAGTGCAATCATCGGAAATATCATAAAGTGTTGCTTTTACTTTATTTTTTCCTTTTCTAAGAACTCGTCCAATGCTTTGAAGATTTCGTATTCTGGACTTACTAGGTGAGGAGAAGATAACGTTATGGAGATTTTTAATATTGATACCTGTAGAAAAAGTTCCATAGGATGCAACAATGATTGCATTATTTTCTCTTTCTGTAATTTCTCTAACTAATTCTCTTTCTTCAGCATCCACTCCACCATGAACAAAAAATACTTTACGTTCATCTCGCTTTTGATTATTTATCTTTTCATATAAAATAGCACCATGAGTTTCTACTCTACTAAACAATACAAGAGTATTACCTTTCAAATCTAAAGCAAGATTTTTAATAAAGTTGTTCCTTTGCTCATGAGATATTAGATATTGTATTTCATCTTCATAAGTTTCAAACTTTTGTGGGGAATGTTTAAGGACAATACATTGGATGTCAAGTTGTGAGAGATGACCCTGCTTCATCAACTCATCAGTCCTTGTTACTTTGTATGATGGTCCAAATAATCCCTCCAAAACCCACTTATGAGTTTGAGTTCCATCTAAAGTTCCGGTAAAACCAAAACGATATTTTGCATGATGAAGTTTAGTCATAATCTCCACAAGAGATTTAGACTTGAACAAATGTGCCTCATCTCCTATAATGCAACCATAACCCTCAAAGAAAGAACGTTCCAATTTATATACAGATTGCCAAGTGGTAATTGTTACTGGATATTCATTCGTTTTTTCTCTACCAGAATAGATACGATGGCAATATGAATCCGCATCCCAACCATAATCAAGGAAATCCTTGTACATCTGCTCTACAAGAGATGTCGTTGGAACAACTAGAAGAATTTTTTCTCCTTTATCCACATAATATCTTACGAGAGAATAAATCATCAGTGATTTGCCGCTCGCTGTGGGGCTTATCAATAGTTTTCTATTATGCTTTAGGGCATCATATACTCCCTCAATTTGATACTTCCTGGGAGTATGAGCACAAATGGAATGCATATAATCCTTGACACCTTCGAATGAGATTTGCTCATTCTCTTCATATGGGGTGCCGTAGAATTTATTGTCTTCGAATTTATAAGTATAACCGTATTGCTTGCAGAAATTGACAATCTTATCCAGCAAACCAACATAGATCTGTTTCGATCTCATATCGAATAGATGAATTTCTCCATTCCAATTTCTTTTTCTATATTGGGGCATAAATTTTGCCCCCTCTACTTGAAAAGTAAATCTATCTCTTAGTTCGTATTCGATATGTGGTTGAGTTTCTATCTTTAGAAATACTTCATTTGCTTTTTTTATGACAAGATCAGCAGTATTCATATTAAAGTTCTATCTGGGATTATTTATCTTTTATATCCAGACTCTCTTCTTTTTCTATAATACTCTTTTAAACTATCACTTCTTTTCTTTTTCTCTTCTTCTGTAAGTTTTCTCCCTTTAGTGTAACTATTTCCTTGCATTCTTTTTCTCATTTTTTCTTTAGTCTCTTCACTATGAGAAAATCCCGTTAATCCTTTATTCCACGGATCTTTTCCTTTTTTTGAAGCAGACATTTTTAACTTTGCTTCTTCACTGTGATTCCACCCCCTTTTCCAAAAGTTTGAATCTAATGGTTCAAAATTACTCTCATCAAATTCAAAAGCTTTTAAAGATGAAAATATGTCATCCATATTTGGCGTTTGTCACTTCAAATATTTATTCACCCGAGTCCAGCATTGAATCTCATGAATTCAATTGCATTTTTAATTTGATATGTCCTGTTTTGAATCATTTTTAGGATACTTTCAATGTAAACAAGCATAGTATCGTAATAATCAATCTTTAAACAGACTGTAGACAGTTTCTCATCAGCATCAAGATACTTCTGCATTGTGTCTTTATCTCTAATTTTTTTGGGAAACGGGTTATCTATATAAACATCTGGATCTGCCTTTCCGGAATAATATTCATATCTCTCATGACGAATATTTCTTCTTTGTTGCTCTGCCTTTTTCCTTAAAAGAAATATTGTATTATATAAATCAAAATATTTTGCATGAAGAATTGGAATATTTAAAGATTCTGTATGTAAATTATCTGGATCTATTTTTGAATCTTTTTCCCACATTTCTTGAATTTTATCAAGATCAATACTCATAAGGGATTTCCACCTAAGTCAGTAATATTATAGACAGTATACTTGAAAGTTACATCTGCTGTAAAGTATTCGATATCAGTATTTGTTGCATCAAAAGTTATGGTTGATAATGAATATGGAAATAAGTCCTTAAAGAAAACTTGAAATTTTGCAACAAGATTGCTGTTTAAAACTTGTAGAGTACCATCGGAATATATGTTTTGGCGATCATTGACATAATTGCCTTGAATTATACCTTCATTACTCAAGTCTCTAAATTGTTTGACCTCTTCTGGATATCCTAAACCTCTGATCCAGTTTTGAATCTCCATGTAATTTTCAAGGTTTTCATCAACTAAAAATCTAAGTGATAGGTCTCCAAATTCAAGTTTATTTCCAGGTTGTGGAATGTTTCTACCGAGCATTGTTGGTTGTGTTGCTATTTCTAATGTAATATCAGGTACATTTGCCTGATTGCAAAAGAAAGCAACTTTTGGACTTCTTTTTAGGACAAACTTAAATCCAGTTGGTGAAAGAAAATTTCTATTTTCGATCTGAGAAGATCTTCCTGCCATTTTATTATATTGTGCGTATTTTTATTTAGATAAAAAAAGGGACCCCTAAGGGTCCCTTGAAGTCTATGTGAAATGAATCACATGAGGTTCTTAACAGCAACTCTTCTGTAGTAGCGGTTAGCGTTAACAAGAAGACGACCTTCACCAACAGTGGTTCCCTCAGCAAATGGGTTAGCAACCATACCATAACGAGTCTTAAAGCCAATTTTTGGCTGGAAGGTGTTCTCGCCAACAGCACGTACCATCTGGAGAGGTACGTATGGGCAATAGAAGAGACCTGCATCATATGGGCTGGAACCCTTATAACCAACAACGTAGTACTGGTTACCAGGTGTTGCGTTACCTGAGGTCAGGTTAGCAGCATAAGGATCGATATAAACACGATACTTACCTTGGAGAACACCAGCAAAGGTGTTACCAGTGTCATCAACGTTGAGGTTAGCGTTGAGGGCAGGGGTGTAATCCAGAACACCAGCCATGGTCAGTGCTGAAGCAACGTCAGCAGAGCACATGATGATGTTGCCCTTTCCTCTACGAGTTCTTTGTGCGATTGCGTTAGCATCACGCTCAATCTGGAACAGAAGACCCTTGAACTTCTCAACTGACCAACGACCGTTGGAGTCAACATCAAGGTCAAATACACCAGGAGTTGCAACGTTCTGTACAGCACCCTGTTCAGCAACCTTGTAGATGGTTCTGATGACTTCGCGGTTGATCTCAGCAAGAATCTCAGTTGAGAGAATGTTTGCGAGTTCCGCTTCAGCATTCAGACCATGGATTGCCTTCAGGTCCTGAGCAAGCTCAAGGCTGTATTCTGCTTTCAGAGCACGGCTCTTAGCAGTAACAGTGACCTTCTCGATCGAGAAAGCCATTTCGTTGAACTCACCCTCAGTACCGTCACCAAGTCTTTCTGCAAGGTCGGTTCTCATGCCCTGACCAACATTATATGCGGTCGAAGTGGCAGTTGAAACAGGGTTCAGAACTGAAGGGTTGCTACCAGCCTGGGTGGTTGTACCAACACCAGCTGCAGCATCAGTCCATCCAGCAGTGTTGTTGAATGCATTGTCCTGACCGGAGAATGCGGTATCAACTTCATCATAGAAGGTCTCAGCTCCACCTTGCGTCTTATACTTAGAACGCATTGCGAAGATGAGTCCAGTAGGACCACTCATTGGTTGAACGCCAGCCAGGTCATAAGCGACCAGGTTAGGCATTGAACGGCGGATCAGTGAAATCAGAACAGGATCGAAACCAGCAACGGTTTGACCACCTGCACCGGTGTATCCACCATTTCCAACTGAGTTGGTTGGTCCTTCCATCAGGTTGGAAAGATTTCCAACATTAAATGCTTGCTCCTCTCTAAGGAACTTTTCTTGGTTCTCGAGCAGGACAGCGGTTACAGCTCTACGATGTGAATCTTTGATTTGATCCAGACCCTCATAATTGAGGAGAGGTGCCCACTTTTCCTGCAGATGCTCGGAATGGAACATTTGCTTTTACCTTTTACTAAGTGTTTGTTTTTTGGGTTTGAATTATATTAAATTCAATTATTTGCTAAATGCTGAAAGGGTTTTCAGATAAGCTGACATTGAATCAGAGACGTACTCTGGAGCAACATCTACGCTTTCTGAAAGAGTTTCGGTTTTAGCTGATGGAGATACTGATCTTGAAGGGAAATATGCTTCCCTTAGAGTCTCCAGTTTTTCACGATATTCTTCTTCACTTTCAAACTCAACACTTTCGGCAAGTGAAGCGAGCTTGTCTTTCTGAGTATCTGCAAGACCCTCAGAAATCTCATCGAAGATTCCGTTTGCAACCGACTCTGCGAGACGCTTGTTTAGGGAAACATTCTTCTCAATCTGCTCGTTGAGTTTTGTCTCCATTTCATCAAGTTTTTCTACCATGCTCTCAAGCACATCATATTTATCTTCAGGGATTGTTACATAATGATCTTCAAAAAGTCCTTTCAGACCAGTCATGAAGGATTCGGTTAACTCTTCCTTCAGACCATTTTCAACTGAAAGTGAATTCTCATTGAACCACTCATCAGCAACATACTCAAGGTAAGAATCTACGCGCTCTGATAGAGCTTCTGCAATTTCTTTTACTTCTTCTACGAGTCTTTCTTCGTAGACTGCTTCAATTTCTTCTTTAATCTGATTTACTCTTGAAATAATTGCAGCTTCAAAGATAGTTTTTGCTTTCTCTTTGAATTCTTCCGAAAGATCTTCACCTTCCATTAGAGCATTGACATCTTCCTCAATGTCAAACTCTTCTTCTACGACTTCTTCGGTCTCTTCCTCTTCTTCGTCTTCTTCACCACCTTCTTCGGCAGCATCTTCTTCTAGCACATCTTCAATTTCTTCCTCACTCTCTTCTTCAATGAGGTCTTCATCTTCGAGTTCTTCTTCTTCTTTCATTGCTTCGGCTGGTTTTGCATTTTTATTTACAACATCCTTAACTTGCTTAAGGGTTGCACCTGGGGTTTTCAGCTTTGCTGAGTCATCATCTGACTTATAATTCTCTGGCGTAGGACCACCAAGATCTTCCCAACCACCACTTTGACCAGGTGGAATATTTCCTGAAAGCTTTGGCATTGCTTCTGCTGGCTTTGCACCGGCATTAACAGCAGTCCTGGATTGCTTTGTGCCTACTTCCATTTCTTGTAATTGTTTACCACGAGACATTTGAACTCTCCGATTTTCCTGTATGAAATCTATATTTATTTATAAATTAATAAATTACAATGAGTTTAAGAACTCATTGAATAAACTCAACTTATAGTCTTCCAAAAGTCTTTGGTCAACTAAAGTATTGATTTTGCGTTTGGTATTTTCTGCAATCTTTTCTCTCAAAACTCCACCATCCCATACCCATTCCTTTCCTTCCATAATTCCCTGAACAAAAGCATCGGGAGCGGAGGGATCTGCTACAATATCAGCAGCAGTTGCAAGCATAAAATCTTCACCAACTTCTTTATATCCTTTTGAGTTCTCTCTTAAGGAACCAATACCACGAGAAGAAACTCCAAGACAAACTCCATCCTTTAGAAGAGACTCTGCAATTTTGCCCATTGGAGTCGATAAAATTTGTGCTTTACCAATGAAGTTATTTCCTTCTCGGCAAAGATCAACAATCTTATGTGATACACGATCAAGATTTACAGTTGGACCATCTGGATGTCCAAGTTCTCCAAGAGCACGTCCTTTCTGAACATATTGCTCAGTATAACGATTTACTTCTCTCTCCATAATGGAGATTGGATACATGCGTCCATTACGGTTGACACATTCCGCCTGAAGAAAGGGACCTTTAATATAAAGTCTTGTCTCATTCCCTACTTTTTCAGTAAGAACTTCAACTTTTTCGATTTCTTCTCTGATTAGTTTCATCATGCTTGTCCTGAAATTTGTACTTGTTGGTAGTAAACTGTTCCTGAACCTAAACCATATGCAGAAACTTTATTTGAAAGAGTAACTGAAGCATCTCTCGAAGAAAATGCAGTTACAATTCCCGATGAATTATAATTAACTGTCATTCTTGTTTGATAATATCCATTTACTCCAGAAGAAGTATCAACAGATAAAACTTCTTGGTGTGTAAAGTTATAGTATGTTTGTCCAGTTGCGACCAAAGAAACATAATCACCAACTCCAAAAGGAACTTGAGTTCCCTCTGGAACCGTAATAACAGTTGTTGATCCTGTTGTAACACCAACAACCCTATTCGATGCTTTAGTTAAACCTAAAGTTACAGATTCTCCAGATGCAACATAATAGTCCGCATTTGTTGCAGAAGGATTTGCACCCACTACAACGTGTGCCGCAGAACCAGCAGCAACAACTCGCAAAACGCTTGATTGTACGGAAAAGGCAGATGATGTAGTGGCAGCACCTGCTACAAAACTAAATGAGGAACCTGCCCCAACTGGTCTATGAGCCATTATTTTAAAAAAACACTTTTAGTTATTTATTAAATTAATTATTCCTCTCCTGGATCGGACTGATTATTTTCCTGTCCAAATGTATTTTGTGCTACCATTGGTCTAAAAGAATCAATTCGTTCTGCAGACTTTGCAAAAAGAATTTCTTTTATTTTATCACTGATTTGAGATGGTGATTCATCAGCAATAATCATATCCATAAGATCATCCATGTTCTTTAATACCTAGAAATAATCGTTTTTATTTATATTTCCCCACCTTTGGGCATTTTTGTAATTGCAGGTGCTTGTGTTGATTGACCTTGGGATTCAAGATCTGGCTCCATAACTGGTGCCCCCAAATCCATATTGGACTGATCTTGTTCTTGTTCGGGTTGTACTTGTTCTCCACCCATATCCATTGCTTGTGCGCTTGGATCTGGAATTATTCCTTCTTCAATTTCTTTTTCAATGAGAGCATCTTGCTCCAAAATCTCAACATCAGTTTGGCGAAGAATCTTTCTTCTGACATAATCTTGTGAAAAATACTTGCCAACATATGGCTCTGCAACTGCAACCATATTCAATCTCTCATTTAACAACTCAGACTCCTTGAGTTCTGAGAAGTGATTATCGTATAAGAAATCATATTGGATATGCTCGCTCATAATCTCCCAGTCTTCTGGAGTTACAATATTCTTAAGAATTAATTGAGTTCTTAACATGTCATTAAACATGTTTGAAAATCTCTTTCTTAAACGTCCAACAAATTTTGTGAACTTAAGTTCGTCTCTAAGAATTTCTGATGAACGACCAAGATTAAATCCACCTTCTCCATCCATTCGTGAAGGGGGAACATTCAATGAACGATATAATTTCTTTTTGAAATATTCAATATCAGTAATTTCACCAAGATTTTGGCCACCTGGAAGTGTAGTGATTTCAGTTCCTCTACCACCTTCACGGCGGGGGAGCCAAAAATCTTCAAGCATTGCCATGTATTTTTTATCATCGCGGATTTCTCCAGTTGATGCATCATAAACTAACTTATTGCGATAACGCATCATAACATCACGGAGATATTGTTCTGCCTTAACTTTTGGTAGATTACCTACATCAATATAAAAAATTCTTCTTTCTGGTGCTCTTGAAAGTCTGTAAATTACAAGAGAATCTTCAATCATACGGAGTTGATTGAGAGATTTAATTGCTTTATGTAAATACGATAGAGTGGATCCTTTATTTCTATCTACCAATCCAGAAGTACAATATGTAACTGCATCTTTTGCGATTTTTATTCCTTGACTAGATCCAGTTGCATTTAGGTTTCCAGTTGGATATTGTGATTTAGGATTGTAGATGAAATATTCTTCAATTTCTGGGAAGTCATAATCCATTGGATTATCACTTTGTACAACCGAAGATCTATATTTATCTTTATTTTTCTTTTTATCTTGCCTAATATAACGCATTTTCATTGCGTCAATATATCTTAATTCTTGAATACCATCGCTTGGGTTTTTAAGATCAATTACCTTATGATAATAAATTCTTCCATCAATATACCAATTTCTATAAATTTCATGGGATTTTTTATCAAAATCTAATAGATTTAAGATATGCTTAAATTCTTGACGAATTTTTTTCTTGATTCCATCACTTGCATTTAGATTATCTAAGTCAACTTGAACTGGAGTATCGTTTGTGTCTGATACAATTGCTTCGTTTACAATATCTTCAATAGCACTGTCAACTTCTGGATGGAGTGCCATTTCTCTATATCTTTTAATTAATTCAAACTCTGTTCTATATACTCCTTCAATATCTACATACGAACCAAAAAAACCACCGCTTAAATAGTGGTCAACCCCGTCCTCATTGTTAGGGGGGACGGGGGAAACCACATTGGGTGATAATGGTTCAGTATCCTCAATAGAGAATCCAAATAATTTTGCCATAATTTATTAGTTTTAGATTAACCTTTAGACTATTTATTATGCGTTTGGACCACCAGCACCAGTTACATTGATACTCTGAACCTGGAATTCAACAGTAAATTCTTCAATAGTATCTGAACTATCATATGATAGATCAATTGCGGCAACATTAGTTGGGAAAATATCAATAAATTCATACTCCTTTAATACTGCATTAGCAGATCCGGAGTTGTTATCGCTGCTAGCGGACGATCCTCTTCCGAGTTGATAGACTTTTGCATTGACCATATATGCATTTGGGTCAGTTGCACCAATATTATTATCAAGTTTTGCTATCAACTCAGTCCAAGCTTCAAATGCATTTCTTAAAAGAAAATCTTCATCGTTGATAATTGTAACGCTCCATGCATCAATAGTTCTGTCTCCAGCAACTTTAAAGGACCTTCCTCTGAATGGAACATCAATAGATCCAATATTTTGTGCAGGAAGCTGGGCTGCCTTACATAAAAATTTAAATTTATCGCTATCCCATCCTGTAAGTCCGGATGGGAGAGTTGCCAATTCTACTTCAAACAAGTTGGGGCGAGCACCGCCACCAACAAGTTTGGATTTAAAATTTGAAATTGTTAAGTTTGGTCTAGTTGTTGCCATTTTTAAGTCCTCCTTTTTTTATTTAGAATCCGAATCAAACTCTACCGACTACTTCTTCAAAACTTACTCCAGTTCTGGTAGCAACAAATGTTAGAGTTATGTAATTAATAGACTTCGCTGGCTTCAGGAAGATATCAGCTCTAAATTCATTGTTGTCAATAACATCGGGAGTGTTATTTGTGCTATCACAAACAACTAGGAATCCATAAAGACCTCTCTTAGCCTGAACATCACGTAAATATGGTTCAACAATATTTCTAAAGTTTGCTCTGGTCAATTCATCGTTTAGTTCAAAGAGTTGCGCTTGTGCTGCTCTTTGTAGTGCTTGCTCAACTGTAAGGAATAGACGACGTACATTGATTCTATCAAATGCTGATGCATAACCAAGTGCAGTTTTATCACCAAAAAGGAGAGTTCCAACACCAGGTTGAGTTACAATCGCGTTAATTCTTTGTGGATAAAGTTGATCCCTCTGAGCTTTATTTGGATTGTATGCAAGTTTGATTGCATTATTAATAATTCCTCTTTGTTGACCTGCTGGGGAGAACCAGGGGTATGCCACAATATTTGTGCGGCACATTAAACCAGCAACGTCAGCATTGCAAGGAATGTAAACAAACTTGTTGTTAAATCTATCATAAGTGTACTTATAACCACTATCAAATACTGCATATGATGATGAGGATAGTGAACTAAAATACTTAACTAAATTAGTCGTTTGAGTCGTTGTATTTGTAATACCAATCAAGTTTGCTCTATGTGCTCCAATTGTCGCTACACAATCCTTTCTTTGCTCTGCGATTGAAATTAAATATTGTGCTTTTGCTTGAGAATCTGATTCATTATCAAATCCAGGTCCCATGATTAGATAATCAACCTGAATTTCATCTTTATTGGAGAATAGGTTATATGATGTAATTAAGTTGCCTAAAGTCGGCTTCATTCCTCCAGATGCACTGTAATCTACACCCCCTCTAAGAGTATAAGTTTTATTACCAATTGCATTGAACTGGACATCTTGTGCATTTAGACCCCATGTTCCATCAGCAACCGAAACTGGATTGAATGATACGGAAGCAGTTCCGGAATATGTTGTAAATCCAGTTGCTCTTGGTGCTGTTCCGTGGAAAGCATCAACAGTTGATCCTGGATTTCCTCCGGCATAAATTTGTGATGAATAATCAGCAACAAATTGCTCGTACCAGATTTTCTGTGGTGAGTTAACCGCAGATACTGCATCAAGTGCTTTAGATAAACCAACGTGCTTCTCTAAAATTGTTCCTTGATTTCCTGTGATAGAACCAAGATCATCAATAACTGCAATATGAAGTTCATCGTTATATGCATTTCTTTCGGATGCATATCTTGTTGTTCCTGGTTTTGGTGCAATAGACTTCCAATAAATTGTTGAATTTGAAAGACTTAAGGTTTGGTTATCATACCAATCCAAAATTGATGTTGCAGAAACTGCTAATCCTGTTGTTGATCCGGAGTTATTGACAAATCTAAGGGTATCATTTGCACTAATTGCTGCAAAATTTGTTCCTTCAGCGTAACTAACTCTAGATTCTGTGCCCGCAGATGATACTCTTGATAAATTCTTAACATCAATTGACGAATTTGTTGATCCAGATGCTGCAGTTGTTACGCCAGTGATAATACCTTTTAGATAACCATTGAATAAAGAAGTTGAACCTGCACCAGGTAAAACTACATTACTTAATGCAATAGTAACTCCATATCCAATTACAGCTCCAGCTGTAGATAAATTGGTTGTTGCAATTCCAACAGTTTGATCCGCATAATCATCAATAAAACAAACTTTAAGGTTATTTGCCCAAGATCCTGGATTTTTTGCAGCAAATGTAAAGTTATTTGCATCAGAATGATTATTGATATAATCATCGTAGTTATCAATATCAAGTGAAGTGTTGAAAGATGTTCCAACTCCAGCATTGGCATTATTAAGTGTTGTTCCTCCAGTTCTTACGACTTTAAGAACACCACCATATGAAAGATAAGATGATGCACTCATCCAATATTCGTATTGGGAATCTGTAGAGAGTGGTTTTCCAAATACGTTAATTAATTCTTGTTCCGTAGTAATATCAATTGGGTAATCAACTGGTCCAATTGGAAAGGGTCCCGCAATTGCACCAATGTTATCTAAAACATTATCAGCTCTTCCTACTGTTAAGTCAACCTCTCTGACGAGTACGCCTGGAGATAATTGAGGAGTCGCCATGTTTTTCTCCGTAAAGTCTCAGTTTATCTAAAAAATATTTATTAAAAACTTACTTTTCACGGGGGAAATGTGACGTGAAATTCTTACCAGTCAGGATATGCCCATTTGTCACTATCAAATTTTTTATTTTTGTTTTTAATTCGTTGGATTGTACAATCTCTACATTCATATGAATATGACGATGCAACTGCTCCCCTATCTTTACGTGTTCTATAAAATCCATCTATTAAATTTTTAGTTTCTCCACATACTCTACACTTTCTATCGACAAGCAATAAATGACCAAGTTTTATTTGCTTATCTAGTTCCATTATCTATATTCCCACATGTATGCCATATCTCCATATTCATCAGTAAACCAACGATCACCACTATTATCAACAAAACTTGATTCATCTATACCATCAACAATAAATCCAAATGGTGCCATGTCTTGTTCTATTTGGTTCTTTTGTTCCTCATAAATTCTTTTTCTTACATCTTGATCAGTTAATTCTTTAAAATAATCTTGAGCAACTAACCATGCATATATTACCAAGCACATTGCTAAGTCATCATTACATCCTTCTTCTGCTTCAAATGAATTGTGCTTTTGAACAAATGTAGTCAATTCTGAGATAATTTCATAATCATTGAATATTAATTTATTTTCTTCTATAAGAGTTTTGAGATTTAAAGAACCAACTTTTTTCACAGTTTTGGACATTTTTACTCCAAGTTGAGTTTTCTTTCCAGAAAATCCTTGTCCTACTATTTGTCCAGCTCTACCTCTCATTGAGCACATCAAAACATTTTGATATTCCAAATCATAATGAAGAAGAGATGCTACTTGATCTCCGATGTCATTTACTTCACATAAGATATATGCTGAATTATAATTTCTTGCCACTTCAAAAATAATATTTGGAAATAACATTGGCTTAATTTCATTATTTCTATACTTTGCCACAATTTTATGTGGAAAATTGGTTATATCAGTAACAACAAATGCCGAATAATCTTCACTAACTCCTCTAGCAACGTCAACTGTCATTACATAGTCATGTTCCTCTTGAACTTCCTCATATACATCTAAACCAGCATTTGTCGTTAAGGAATGATAATAAACTAAGCTACGTAATTTACTTGGTGCTATAAGAGTATCTACAGATCCTAAAAATTCACACTCAAACTCAACTTTAAATTGCTGTTCTGAAGTATTTGCAATTGTTTGTGCTTTCCATGCCTCATCTCTTCCCGGAACTTCTGACCAATGAACATCAGTATAAATGTATTCATTTTTTCCGCGTTCGGCATCGTGCCACATACGATAAAAATGGTTCATACCCTTGGGGGTAGAAACTATAATTACCTTCGTTGACTTACCAGAAGAAATTGTTGGATATACTGAACTAAAGAAGTCATCTGCGATATGATTTGGGACGAACGCAAATTCGTCCAAAAATATAATATTGAAAGACATACCACGAACCGCAGAAGCAGAAGTAGAAGCGGCCAAGATTTTACTTCCATTCTCCAATTCCAATGAACCTTTGTTCCATGAAATAATTCCTTGTTGCATCCATTTTGGTAGGTTTTCATATGCTGTCTGTAACCTGTCTAGGAGCTCTCTTGCGGTTGCTGCTTTGTTTGCTAGGATACCTATATTAACATTGTCATTAAACACCGCGTAGTGGAGCAGGAAGGACACTACGGTAGTTGATTTACCAGTCTGTCTAGGCATCTTACAGATATTAAATCTGTTTTGGTGAAACCTATTAACCAATTTTTCTTGAAATGGATACATTCTAAATGGTTGCAATCCATGATCAAGAGTGACAATTTTTACGTAATTTTTGGCAAAATAAACCGGATCATCTTTACATCTAACAAACTCAAGAATTTGTTCCTGAGTAAATTCAATCGGAGTATTTGCTTTTTTTAAAAGTGGATTGCCTAGATATACATCATTTGACATAAATTAATTTCTCCTCCTAGTCAATTTCCCAAATAATAGAGCTATATGTTGTGTTAATTTGAGCAGACTTTATTGCTAAAGAAAGATTACTTCCCGGAGAAATTACAATCCTATAATCAGATAAATCAATATTTAATGATCCACTACTAGGTATTGCATAAGTTAAAATAGGAGTACTTGTAGTTTCACTTATCGTTCCGTCTTCTTTGCAAACTAACGCAATTGAATTTCCTCCTGGCAAAGTATTAAAAATATGAGAACCAGTTGCTAAAGGAGCATCTAAAAATGCCATAATTTCTGCTGGTGCTTGTCCACTGTTAAATGTCCCACTAAATCCCTTTAAAATTAGTTCTCTAGAATTAATTACTCCATTATTTGTAGTTGGGTTTTGGAGTGTAATTAAGTGATTTGCTACGTTAGCACTTAATCCTGAGGTGCTTCTTGATGTAGAACTTGGATATGTATTTTGAACAATTTTTCCTTCAACCCCCATCATCATTGATGCACCATAAACAGATGCGGTGGAAGCAATACCAACACCACTTAAATTTGCAGCAGCATATCCAATTTTAAATGATGGATTATCTACCCAAGGAGTAGTATGCTCGTTACTGTAATGATTGTGATGGAAGAAAATCATATCTCCATTTAATGGATTTTCTATCGCATATCTTTGTTCGCCAGCACCTAACCAACGATAGTTAATTTGAAATACATTTAATTTTGTTGTATCTAAAGTAACTCCGGATGGATTTGTTGTACCACCAACACCAGTTAAATTATCTAGATTCCAATCTTCTTGATATACCCATTCTTCCGTAGCAACTACGCCAGTTTGAATTGTTGTAAATGTTCCTACTGCTCCTGTTGTTCCTGGAATAAATTGAAAATTACCTGTCTGAGGTCCAACTGAATTTGCTAAAAATATAATAGTATTATCTCTTTGATCTGGAATATGAGCTGCATATGAAGTGCCAAATCCCAGTTTTGCTGCTGTTGCTGATGTAATTCCAGAATTGTTTACTAGAGATATGTTATAAGATACTCCATTTAAAACAACTGTTGAAATACCAGCAGAACTTGCTGCAGTAGTGATTGTGAGTTTTCTAATCTCTGCCTTTGTTCCATATTGGCGAAGAATACCAAATTTTCCATTAGTATTAAATCCAACCTGTAGTGCGGATTCTTGACTAAAAAATCCTGCTCGTAGAGTTACACCTGTAGTGGGATTAGTGAAACCCGCAGTAAATCTTGCAACTCCACCTTGTCCTGGACGATATCTTAAAAATCTTTTTGATCGAACTACAGCATATCCATATGCGCTTGTTCCAGTTTCTGCAACAAATAAACTATTTCTTGTTGTTGCTATTCCACTTGTAAAAGAATATGTTTGAAAACTGTTTGTGGGAAGACCGTATATTGGGTCTAATTGAACTACTGGAGTAATTTCAGAAACTGCATACTCACCAAAAGCACCCCTACCAGTAGCACCTTCATTTATGATATTTCCATATTGATCAGACTGAATATAAACCTCATGAAGCGTTCTTTCTTGATTTAAATAATCTTGAAGATTTTTATTCCAAATTGCCATAAATTAAATCCATTCTAATTTTGATGGATGATATCTTTTCGTGTCTTTAATATTAATATTTCTTTCCATTGCTGGATAAATTTGGTGAACAATTGCTCCTGGGTATTCAGTTTGTAATTGTTCACCCAAATCCTGTTTCGATGGAACTCCATTTTTTGTTGTTAGTTCCATTCTATATAAACTTCCATTCCAAAAAACATCTGCAATATATTCTTCACCGACTGATTGTTGTTCTGGTTGGTTAGAATTAATATAAAGATTTCCGTTAAAGTCTCCGGAAATATTTACTGATTCTGAAATAAATTGCTTAAAAGATTTCATCCTTCCTCGGTATCTTTTGTATTTCCATTAAACATAGAATTTGCAACTAGAGGACGAAAATTATCAATTTTTTCTGCAGATTTTACAAAAAGCAATTCTTTAATTTTATCGCTAATCTGTGAAGGGGATTCATCAGCAGCAATCAT